TGTTTTAAAATGAATCCATCCCGGGGTATCTGTTATATACAATGGATTCATTTTGATTAATTCTTTAACAGCAGAACTTGGAATTAAAAATGATTTCCCAGGGACTTTTTCAGGTAAAATAAAATGGGCTAATCTATGATTATCCGTAGCTTCAATGATTGATCCATCTACGTGAACACAAATTAATATTGATAAACTCATATCTGTAGAACAAGAAGGAAGTACAAATTTTAAACCTTCAATAAACTGTTCAGGTAATGTTTTCCAATGTTCTAAGATTCCTAATTCTTCCAACGGTAGTTGTACTTCTTTTTGTAAAACCAATCCTGCCTTGATTCTTCCTGCTGTTATTCGTAATTCATTGTTTTCAATGACAATTTCAAATTCCTCCTTAGAAATTTTACTAATTAATTCATAGAATTCTTCAGCTTTCACAGCTCCTTTAATTTCTAAGTTAGGGAATGGATAAGATATGCTTATTTCATCATTGTAAGTAATAATTTTATCATCAAGAAAAACAAATGATGAGGATTGAGCAATCATTTCTTTGTTAGCAAGTGCGGGCTTTACTATTTCTAAAGCTTCTTTTAGAATGTTTCTATTTACAATCATGTTATTTGATTTTTTTATATGATTCAATGGTATTAAGTAATTTATCCGTCATATATGCATAACTAATTAAAATATCTGGTTGTGGAATTACCCATTTTATAGACTCTATGTGTGTGTTAGTGCTAACTCCATAATATATATGTATTTTGTTATCATGATTTGGAATTTCTGCAGGGATTATTGAATCATGTTTTCTTGGATATTCGGGCATTCTCAGAATTAATTGATTCCAAGCATATACATTGAATAATAAACGCTGATTCCATGAATTTGCTAAAGTATCCGGGGCATCAGTTTTCACAGATTGATCTAATGAAAATAATGAAGCATGTTCTTTTCTATTTTCACGTTTATCTTGTTTTGTTGCTCTTTTTTTCTGATGGTATAAATTACCTAAAACATATCCTTTTTTTTCAATATAATCCATATACTTTTCCTGAATTAATTTTGGTAATCCAAGAAAACTTGTCATAGTGCCTACTTTTTGTTTAGATTGATCAGATACGGAACAGAAAAATCCATTAAAATAAGAGAATGTATCTTGATTATTTTTTCGAGTATATCGAGGTAGAAAAATTCGTCCGTACGCTGCTGCTATAATTGGAGTGATTGAATCAACAGAAAACCATGGATATCTTAACATTAATGAAACTGCGGTTAATCCTAATCCATGAACGTTTACTATAGGAAATCCCTTAGAATTAGTTAGATAAGAATTCCAAATTCGAGTAAGGCTTTGCATTCTTTGTGTAGAACTTAAATTCGCTACTGCACCAAGAGCAATATAATCTGTTTGTTTTAAATATTTTTTTAACCAAATCTCATCAGTTCCAATATGATATACTGGAAGAACGTTTAATCCAAAGCTACGTAAATATTGCCAGTTAGTATAACTGGCTTTGGCATTCATTATCACATCAAGATTAATACAATAATCAAAAAGATTTTGATGTTGTAAAAGAAATTGAACATATTGATCTATATCAATTATTTTTCCTTTTGTATATGCCGAATAAGCTCCGGAATCAAGCATTATTGAACTCATGAAATACTGTATTAAAAAATTGTTTTTGACTTTCTTCTACTAATAATTCTGGAACAGATAATTGACCGGTAAGTGCTTTGTTTAACTTTGAAATTAAATCTTGAGTATCAGTAAATAGATATTCTTTTGGTAATAGTTCAGGGTAGCTACATGTGGCAGGGGCAATTGGAATACACCCATTTCTTACTGCATCAATTACTTGATATCCATAAGTTTCTTCTTTTGATGTAATTAAAACAATCTTTGAAGATTGTAAAAAAGTATTATATGAGTCCCAAGTGTTTCTATTCTTTGGAGTATCAATATATAATCCTATAGAATCTTCAACAATGCCTTCTAATACATAGTTTCTTTTTTGGATTCCTGGTCGTGAAATAGATACAATGTTTCTTATTCTTTTTTCAATTGGAATAAAAATTTCTGGTAATTGAAAAGGTTGAAACGGAAATGGAGCGACTACAAGATTATTCCAACTTAGTTTTTGTGCATGATAATTTGATGCTACAAACACTTTCTTGAATAATCTTCCTACAGATTTTTCAATAGAATATTTACTATTTCTATCTTTTGAGAAATAATCATATCTATTTTTTGCTGTGGCATGGCAGATTGCAAAACAATGATTAGGTCGTTTGTGAAAAAGCATTTGAGCAAACAATCCAGGATAACTTAGATCATTTAAAAGAAGAATGTCATCTGCTTTTATTTCCAAAGAAAGATATTCATCGATTTGGCTCTGTTCAAATTGAATTGCTTGCGTAAAAGGAGCAAACTCTTGGCCTAAGGCTAAATTATTACTTGGTAATTTTCCAAGCGTTAAAATCGTCTTAAAACGAGTTTTAAATTCTTCTTGAAACATAGGGAGCCACCATTCTTGATATCTCATCAATGTAGGGTACTGTGGTACAAAAATCAATCGTTCCATGATAAGATCCAGTTAGTATAACCTTCAAACAAAAAATACTTATGATCATATAACCATAATTTCTGTTTTTCAAAATAGGCTCTATCTAATATTTCTTTTTTTACAAAAGAAAATTCCACTTCATGAATATATGGAGCGAGCATATTTGTAATATAGAATATAACTTTATACCCAGATCGGGCATATTGTTCTCCAATCTGTCCCCATTTACGATGTTCTGGATGCAATTCATAGTTTGGATCAGGAAAAACAAGGGTATCAGAATTTGTTACTATTGTATTTAGATAATCAGTATGCCCACGATCAAACTTCATGATCTGACTACTTAAACTGGCTTCATCTATGGCTTGTTGGGAAGGAAAAAGAACAGTTTTAATATCTTTATTTCTTTTCGTCAACAATTCATAACAACCAATTATCTCATCATCAGCATGAGGTGCTATAATTATGTAACTCATAACTATACTCCTGTTGACATTTGAAGCAATCCATAAAATTCAATTCTGCAAGAAGCATGATTCATAAAATCACCATGCAGTGACGAGATAAAACATTTATCCACGTAAAATACAACAGCCACACCTTCTGTTTTTTCATATACTGTGTTTAGGTACTCAGTCATTTCACCAGCCATGTCCCGTAAAATTTGAATATTGTTTACCCAACCTTCTTTAGCATGAGTGTCCATAAAATCTTTAAAAACTTGATCCAGATCAGTCAGATCATTGTCAGTAATTAAACCGACATAAATCGGAAAGCCCCAATGTGTATACTTTCTGATTACTAATGGACTGTAGTGTTTGTCTACCAGTGCTGTGAAGACCTTTGTACGCCCTTCTTCATTACTCTGTCTCTTGTTGTCCATAACCACTAAAAATTTGATCGTTTGTAATTTTGTATAAAGAACACAATTGTGTAATCATATTTTTTGACATCCCTAGTAATGGAGCTTCAATAGCAATTTTCATACTTCCATTACGTTTCAATACTTCATTAACAGCAAATACCCATTCTTGATAACAATCAGGAAATAAATGTTCCCGATCTTCATAGTTGGCACCGTACCAAATTAAATTAATTCCATGACTTTCTGCAATACTGGCAGCTATGGAAACAAACATAAGATTACGGGATGGGACATGCCATTCTGAAACACCGGTATATTGAACTGAATGATTTCCTGTAAGAGCAGAATTAACACCAAGATTTTGTAAAGTAATTACTTGAAATGATACATCATATCGAAGGCAGGTGGTTTTTGCAAAATCTAATTCTTTCACATGAGATTGTCCATAGTCAATTAGAATACAAAGAGGCTGATAATGTAGCCTAATTGCTATATCAAGAAGCAATGTACTGTCCGCTCCACCGCTAAACAGTATTACGAGATTTTCTTTTTTCATATCAATTGAATTCAAGTGGGAGTTTCGTAGCATCAAATCTTATTTCAAAAATAGATGGAGCAGTAATGGAATTGATGACGTAATACTTTTCTCGTTCCAGATAGTATTTTCCAATCTCCTTATACCAGATAGTACGATGACCTGATTGTTCTGGAATATCAAATACTCGGATATGCAGTAAATCTACATCCGAGAAATCCCCTTGTTCATGCTTTTTCTTGAAATGATTTAAGATAGCATGAAAATCGGGAGTAATAATAGTCAGTTTACCTCCTGGTTTTAGCAATGTCCAGATCTTCCAAACTAAGTTTGTGACTTGATTATCAGACAGATGCTCAAAGAAGTGAGAAGCATATACTTCATCTACTGTTCCTGCGAGAAAATGTTCATCAATTTCCATCGCATCCATCTGGTAGTAGCTTTGTTTGTCTTTCAAAGTAAATTTAGGGTGATCTACTAAATCTAAATTCATCATATCAATGTTGATGTATCCCGGAAGTAAAATATTTCTACAACCAAGATTTAGTTTTAGTAGAGGGATTGAGTTATCCATGTTTAGAGGTATGTTAGTTTTTTGTATTATGATTAATAAAAACTTGTTTTCCTTGTTCAGCATCATGTTCTTCCCAAAAATGGAACATCCATGGACAAGACCACGAACATCCTGGGCATTCCATAGCGTCAGTATAAACAGCTTGTTGCCATGCTTCCGTTTTAGACGGTAAATCGAAGATAGAAAACTTCGAAGTATATTTACCTTTGCGATATCCACAAACCCGTAAAAACCCGTCTGAATCAATGGTAGGGCCTCCATACGGATTGCCTTGACAATGCCATTTCATTCCTAACATTTCAGGAAATGATAAGAGTAACATTTGTGGATTTTGAATAAATTCTGTATTTTGTAAAACCTCATCTAAGATTATCCGAAGTTTCGGATAATCATTTTCAGAAAACATTAATTGATTCATACTTTTAAAACTGGGAAAGAAATCAAAACCTCCTCCGTTATTCCATTGAATGAAATTTATATTAATGTTTACTTTCGTTTCTTGTAATTGTTTTATCAATATAGGAAGATGTTGATAATTTAGTTTATGAACAGTTATTGTAGCATGAGTTTCTACGTTTGGATAACGTTCTCGAGTATATTTCAATGCTGTCCAAGCATCCATTGCTTTTTTATGAGAATCGTCTTTCTGATCAGCTATACTTTCCAAAATTGGATAATCCACCCCTATTGATAAGTTAGTAATACCATCTCTGGAAAAGAAACGTGTGTTATACATATTGAACAATGTTGAAAGGCCAGAAGTATATAAAGCATACGGAATTCCAGTGTGATTAACTATATGTGGAAGATCCCAGCCCAGTAACCAAGGTTCATTACCCAGAATTAGATTGAAATCAATGCCCAGCTCTTTTAAAATTTCAAATGCTTTTTGCCATTCAAATACATTTAATTCCTTTCCAACTGCTTTACCATCACGAATAGCACAATAAAAACAATGTCTTGGGCAACGACGAGTAAGATAAATTATAGATAATTTCATTTTATAGAATTAATAAAACACGTATAACATCTGGAATGTAATAACTGTTTGTTTTTTTCAACATCTACATATCCATCAGGAAGATTTTCGCAATTAAATTCAATTGGAGAATTGTGAGAATATCCACGTTTTAACATTTCTAAAGCTAAAGAATCATGTCTTGTTTTAATTTCTTTAGGATTAACCAATCCATTTTTAATAAATCCAGAAATTGATTTTCCTGTGTTTATTGATCCTATAAACATATGCATTTCCAAATGTTCTCCAAGAAGATGAGAACGGCACATTGTAGAAGGATCTATATTCCACATTCTCATCGGATTAAAGTCATAAATTCGGTACGTAATGTAGAATCATCAAGAAATGCTCCTTTTAAACTGGAAGTAATCATAATAGAATTTTGTTTACTTACACCGCGCATACGCATACACATATGTTGTGCCTCAATTATGCATGCTGCTCCTTTTGGATGCAGATATTCCATCAACGCTGTGGTTATCTGTTCTCCTAAACGTTCTTGTATTTGTAAACGCCTGGCATAAATATCGACTAATCGAGCAAGTTTAGAAATTCCAACCACCTTATCCCCGGGAAGATAAGCAACATGTGCTTTGCCAAAGAATGGAAGCATATGATGTTCACACATTGAGTACATTTCTATATCTCGTAAAAGTACCATCTGATCGAATCCTTCGGATTCAAATACCGTAAAAATATCTGCAGGATCTTGTTTATATCCAGAATACAAAGTATCCCATGATTTAAGGATCCTGGCTGGGGTTTTTACTAACCCTTCACGGCCAGGATCCTCTCCAATATAGGCTAATTGCCTTTTAATCAATTCTTGCATTATTCAATGCCATTTTCAGTCATTTTAAGATTACCAAGATATCCCGGATTTTTTGCTAATCGGGCCTGAACAGAACTGATGAGTGCTTTCTTACCATAATGAGTTTTCATACCTCGTTTTTCTACTTCAAGGGCAGTAAGTCGTTCCAACTCATCCCAAGTAATTCCACCTTGAACAAGTGTGTCAATATATTCTGCAACAGATCCTACATGTTTTGCCGGGGCAGTTCTTGTTGATGATGGAACATCGTTAGAACCCACTGTTTTAGTTTGTTGTTTTGTCACTGATTTTGTAGCAGCAGAAATTTCTTTCTTTGCATCAACTGCAGCAACTTCCTGTTTAAAATTCAATAAACTCAACATTTGTGATTGAATTTCATCAATAGCAAACTTACCGGCAATTGTTTTTCTCATGGAAACAAACAAAGGATTGGTTTTTACGATGTTTTTTAATGCCACAGTACGTGGTTGAATTGCCAATTTTTCTGTGGAAAGAATCTGTTGAATCAATTCAGCATTCTCGTTATTTTCTTCAGGTTCATTCAATTCCACCGGCCAAAGTTTTAATTCTGCCAAAACAGATAACGTGGCATCTGTAAATACATCAGTTTCTCTGATTTCCTTTGAACACTTCGTGATTAAAGTTAATACTCCAGGGGCTGTAATATCATCTGGGATGAGAAGCAGCCCATTCTCCCCAGCGATTTCTTCAGATCCTTCTTCAGGACCTAAGCCCATCACATCAATTAATTCTTGACAGGCATCAATCATTTGTACTAATTTCATTTCTTAAAGATTTTAAAAGTTTTGTTAATAGTATTTATTATACAACGAAATTAAATTTTTTTCAAGGAATATTCCAAATTTTATGCTGTTGAATTGATAATTTCCATCGTGGATCAAATTTAACCCATTCTATGGCCTTCTGTAAATTGGATTTATCTAATTCATACTTTTTATGTTCTTCCCCGATAAACATGGGAGAAACATAGTAATGAGTAGATTTTGGTAACAAATCAATATCAGGAGGAAAATGACTAACCCCATCATCATCTATTCCTATTAAGCATCGTGATTCTCCAATGTATGGATATTTCGAAAAATTCTTTTTTACTTGAGATAAATCAACTTTTGGACTACACGATATATAATCAAGCCCCGCTGGCACTGGCAAACTTCCATTTGTTTCAATAGCTTGATAATATTTTGTTAATTGAAAATAACGAATATGTTCTTCTGTTAATTGTTGTGTAGGTTCCCCTCCAGTCCAAACGATCCATTTACATTTGACTGGAAGCATAGAATTTATTTGTTCCATACTCATTTCAATTCCAGAAATATAATCAGTATCACAATAGGGACAATGAAGATTACATCCAGCAAGTCGAATAAATACTGCTGCTTCTCCAGCATGATATCCTTCTCCTTGCAAACTATAAAACAGGTCGTTCACTACTAAGTTGTTCATATCTTGCCGATGTTTTTGTGGTTTCATAAACTTCAATTGCATTTAGCAAATTTGGGAAGATGGGTAAGCACACCTCATATAGATGCATTGCTAATATTTCTGCTGTAGGATTTCCAATAATCACATCATTTAGATGTTTGTGATCTAACATCTTATCAATGTATAGTTTAATCTTATCCAATTCGCGATAATCATACAACATACCTACAGCATCTATGTATTGACCATGCAATTCTATAACAATGCGATAAGAGTGCCCATGTAATTTACTACATGGATGATTTACCGGCAAACCAAGTAATTGGTGACTGGCTTCAAACGAAAATTCTTTTCTGATAGTAAACATAATTTTACAAATTATAAGTATGACGAAATATATGGTAATCCACGTCTTAGATTCTGTAAAATAGTAACCGTATTATCATTGCTAAAATCTGCTTCACGAATGATTAATTCATTAATCCTCATTAAACCAATCTTTTTTTCTCGATCATGCGGATCTTGATTTAATCCATACATAGCCGTTACATGACCATACTTTCTTTTATCTTCTGAAAAGTTACGTAATCTAAGTAATCCGTTTTCATAAGCGGCAGCATCTGCTTGTGTAGCTGTAATAACCATAGGCAATGCTGAACCTCTGGTTTCTTGTGCTAAAGATCGTAAATTTCTCCAGATTTCATTCTGTTGATGTCTGAATTCCGCTGGAGAATTAGCAATTAATAAATCGGCATAATCAATAATGATTATATCTGCAAAAAATGAAAATGCTCGTTCCCAAGAATTTAAGATTGCTTTAATGTTATTAACAGATAAAGATCCATTACTATGAGTTGATAGTAACATCTTTATCTTTCTTTGTACGTAGTAAGATCTAAACAATTCCGCTCCTTGATCAGGCATTAAAGGTCCTTTTACATTAATTTTTTCTATCCAAGGAGTTCCCCATCTATTGTTTCGGAAATCTTTACAATCTGAACATGGAACGTAATCAGGATTATCTTTCCAAGCTGCTTTTAGATGCTCAATAGTAACAATATCACGTAAATCTTTTTCTGTAAATCGTGAACTACTAAATATTCCAAAATTACAAGTTCTTTCGTGTTTTTGACAAATATTCAATTGATTATAAATACAATCTGAAATTGGTTGGAATTGTTCTCCACAATAACATTCTAAATCTGATGTTTTAGCAAGATTGATACAAAATCTACGGATCTGTTGATTTCTAGTCATATCTCCGGCTTGAAAAAAAGCAACAGATAAATCTTGTTGTACAGCCCGCCTAGCAAATTCCATTAACCAATATGTCTTTCCACGTTTTTCTGTACTCATTAAAGCTAAAAAAGATCCACGAGTAAATTGCATATTCATGAATTTACCAAGTACTTTTGGAAGAATAATCAGTGGGTCATGAAATTCTACAAAGGCATTTCTAACTATTGCAACGGACTCTTCTGCTCCAAAATCAAAGACATCTGGTATAGTGATAGCTAATGGTTTAAATGAAGTTGCTATTGCCTGTGCCTCGGCAAACTGTCCAGTATCTTGTAGTGCTTGAATTTTATTGATATGAGAATCAAGATAATTCTTTGTAAAATATAATCGTGTTTCGTCAATAAGATAAGTAAGGTCTTCCTGAGATTGCGTATATTCTTCACTTAAACCAGGTAAGATTTCTTGTTCAATCTCTTCCGCTAAATCTTTAGGTAAACCACTTTTTAATTTCTGAAAGAATATTGTTTCAATATTTCTACCTGGTGCTTGTTGATATTTGTCATAGTATTCTATACACCAAGTAGCAATGCGCTTAGCAACTCCTGCTGTCAGTAATCTTGCTTGATAGATATCCCGGATTTGTTTGATATATTCAGTAGAAGTAATCAAACCCGTTATTATCTTTCGTTCAATAAACTGATCCATGAATTATTTTCTCCAGTTTATTTTTTGAAAAACTACACACATTCTATCAATGCGTGAAGTAATTCTATCATCACCATAGATTTTTGCAACTTCTTGCAAAGATAGATTTGAAGTAAATATTGTTTTCTTAAGAAAATCATATCTATAGTTTACAATTAGATACAATGTTTGTAGAACCCAATCAGTAGGTTTTACAGTTCCAAAATCATCTAACACCAATAGATGGGCATCATAATAGTAATTTAAGATATCTTGTTCTGTTTTTTCAGAGTTTGGATTAAACGTACTTTTAATTTCATTAAACAATTCTGGAACAGAAACAAAAATACATTTCTGAGTATGGTCTTTAGGTCCATCATGCAAATAGATTGTTTTTTGTTCCTGTAACATCATACTTGCGGCTTCAATTGTTTTTCCAACATTAACGTCCCCGTAAATATACATACTTTGAATATCTGGGCAATAATCTAAATCTGGTAAAGTAGATAATACTTCTCTGATTCTGGGAGTAAATTGTTTTAGATATTCTGCCCGTTCAAAGTTTTTCCAGTCTTCTTTGTTTCTCATGGAATTAGATCATTTTTTGTAAACATATCCTGTACTTTGAAAACCTGTATTGTTTTGTTTTCTATCTATAGATGAGTTTGTATTTTCTAGTTTAAAAAATCCTGCCCAGTTATTTCCCATTGCTGTTTCAATAATTTCTAAAGCAAGATTAGAATCTCCATTGGAGTATCGTGATAATTTCTTATAACAGATTAATGCTGATTTTTCATCTTTATAAGATTCTCCACGTTTCCGTTTATACTGTAACCAAGAAAGGAATATTTTTTTAAATTCTAATGGCATGGATAAATTCCATGATATGAATTCTGGAAGAAGAATGATCTTTTCAATTAAAGAATTATCCTTGTCTTTATCCTTATCCTTATCCTTAGCCCCTTCTAAGGGGCTTTTAAGGGGCTTAATTTCACTTGTTATTTTATCTAAAAAATCATACTTTTTTAAGATCTCTATCACTGAATTATGAACTCTGTTTTTCTCATCTAATTCCCCATATTGATATTCAATGTATGATGGAATAAACCATCTTGAATTATCAGATGATGGAATTATATGAATTTCATTCTTATTAAACAATGCTAATGCCATACCTGAATTAACAGGAACATCTTGTCCTAAGTAAAGCTGGGCAATTTCAAAATCAACGATCCATACTCCAGCATGATCACAAGCAAGATTAATATAATCCCATAGCAGTTTATATGCTCCGGGAAGGCTTCTAATGAATGGATCCTTATATTTATCTGTATCCATGAATCTTTTAGCCATAGTAATAAAAAAGCCTTCACCAGTAGAAAGTACGGTGATAAAGATTACTTGCGAAGTAAGATGTACAAATGTAGCAGTCCACCAGTGAAGGCAATATTTTATTGAATGTTTTTCTGTACATTTTCGCAAAAATCTTTTAATTCGGATATAATTATAAATAGTATCTTTAAGATAAAAAAATATTTTTTATAATTATTTTTTAAGTCATTGAATTTCAGAGAATTAAATTTTTATTGAGTAAATCAATCCACCAAAGAATTTCTTTTTTAAATTCCTTTTTTTGAATATGATTTAATTCTTTCCATTTTGTATAGTAAGAATTTCCAACTTTATTTAGAAAATTATCATCTGTTGGAATTGGATGAGTTTCTTTTAATTTTTTGTTGGCAGAAGAATTCATGATAACTATGTTTTATTGGAAGGGGTATTTCGTGGATTAATTGAGTTTTCAAGTTCTACCACGGTGCTGAGTAAATGGTCAATACTGCTACGTAAGTTATCGGTGACTGTTTCAATAGCTGAGAATACATTTTCTGGATGTTCTTGAGTTGTTTGAGATTTTACTAAAGTAGGTGGTAATAAAGGAGTTCCTATTTCAGTCTTTTGAAAGTCTTTAATTCTTTCTTCAATAGTAGAAATTCTTACAATTAAATCGTATAGATTCTTAAGAATTAAATCTTGTTTAGTTCCATACATTTTTTTCTGGTTATCCATATTATTTAATTTTAGGTTTGTGATAGTTTTTAATTTGATCATTTAACCAATTTAATCTGGGTTTTAACAATGTTTTAGGCCACCAATAAGGGGTTGTAAAATATGAAGGATTATAATGTTTTCCTCGTTTTGGTCTGTGAAGCCTCATATATTTTTGTAAAACATAATATTCTTTACTTGTAATTGTATCAACAGCAAATAAGATATCTATTTCATGGCATATACCGAAAGGAATACCATTAGATGCCTCGTGTTCTAAATGATTTCGTAGGATTATCAGCAATTCTTTTTCAGTTCTCATTTTGTTTTTATTATTTGTTTAACAATATAATCAGCTTCTTCTTGTGGTAATCCGCCAGGGTCCCCGGTAATATCAATACGAAAGGAATCTACTTTTCTAAATCGTAAATCTGATATCAATTTATCAGCTTGTCGTTGGGCTGTGATTTCATTTCCATCAAAACAAACTCCAATACGGGTATACAGTTGGGATAATACTCGTACTTGTTGGTTGGTATATTCAATTCCAAATGTTGCAACTGTAGATGTGCCAAATCGCCATACATCTGTTATACCTTCTGTACAAATGGCGGTTGATTCATGGAAATTAGGATGCTTATAGATTATGTGTTTATGTTTAATAATTTCATAATTTTCAGGGCATGCTAAATATTTTTTTGGATGTTTTCCAGTAACATCTCGAGCTTGAAAAGTAACTCTTTGCTTCTCCCAGAAGATGGGTGCTAGAATTCTATGCCCATAGTTAGTTTTTCCTAGGATGGATACTGGACCAGTACTTACTAAGTTCCATAACTTTTCAATTTTTTCTGCATCAAAATTTCTTTCGTTTTGTAAATACGATTTATGAGCTGGAAGTAAAGGGAGGATATCACTTGGTAATTGCTGGATAGTGGGTTGAATTTTGACTTTTTCAACGACTTGTGATATTGAGGTACCTGAGTATTCTTTGATGAGTCTATTTGCCTCATATCGAGTTATACTTAGCAATTTAGAAATACTTTCATCTGGCCAATGGATCCCACATTTCCAACAGTAAAAAATTTCTCCATTCAACGTTGCTCCTAAATGATATCCTGGGTGTTCAATTACACAGAAAGGGCATTCAACGTTTACCCAACCAGGTCGGGAATGTTTATGTCCTGTAGGGGCTGTTGGGATATTATAATCTTCGTAAAGTTGAATTATGTCCATAGAATTATATTACAAACTATTCATATTTTATTCAATTCTATCTTTAGTTTTTTCATGCTTGATTCAATTTTTTGCCATTTCCAACCGTTTTGTCTTAGTAATTTTGTGATTTTTCCCCGGGCAAGTTTAGGTGGTATTTCATCGGGAATTAAATCAATATGTTGTAGAATAAATGTTACTAATTCTTGACAAGACGGAGTTAATGAATTAAAGATATCAGAAAATGGGGTTTGTTGATAACAAACGTAATTCTTTGGTAATCTATCTTCTAGATATATACATTTTTGTTTTTTTTCTTTCTTTATGAAATTCTTTAGTTGACTAGTCATAACCATCCAAGAATAGTAACTGAGTGAACTTTTTTCTTGATTGAAAGATGGTAGGGCTTCATAGTATGCTAGGCAAGCCTCACTGAATAATTCATTGTAATCAATACCAGTGGATTGATGGAATGACCATGCAATTTTTCTGATTAGATTTAAGTTTTCCATAATGTTTGAGTATTTTTTGTATAAGAATTTATTAATTCTGTTAGTAATGCTTCTTTTTCTATAGGTTCTCCATCAAGTACTTCATTACTTATTTTTAACTTTTTATCTAGTATATAAGCTAATTGTTGTTCAATGGTATTTATTGCAAGGAGAAAATGTACTAATACTCCTTTAAGTTGCCCAATTCTATGTATTCTATCAATAGCCTGAGCAAGTTTTCCAGGATTCCAAGGGAGTTCAAGTACAGCCACGTTATATGCTGCAGTTAAAGTAATTCCAACACCACCGGCTTCCACGTTGATAATACAAAGTTTGATAGATGGATTTGTTTGAAATTCATGTACGATAGATTGTCTTTTGTTAGTTGCTATCGAGCCATCTATCTTTACAGAAATGTCAGGGAAGGTAGTTATTATTTCAGTAATCATTTCTGTATGAATACATATGACTACCAGTTTATTTTCTACTTCTAAGAATTCTTCAATCCAGTTTATGGCATGTTTAAATTTTCCTTTGATTGCTAGTTGTTTTAATGTTTCTATTTTGGTTAAGGCTTGGGCACGTAATGCTTTTTCTGCAGCAATGGTACCTTTATTTTTTTCAACGAAGGTGATAAAATCTGTGTGAGCTTCGTGGTATTCTTTTTTGTTATCTAATTCAATTGGTACATATGAATATGTTTTATCAGGAAGTTCTGGTAATACGTCTTTCTTTTTTCGTCGGATCATGATAGAATTAACTAGTTTTTCATGAAGTTCAATGGTATTTGAAGCCCCACTATCATCCCATCCAAAGCCACTATATTTTCTATCACAGTAACGTATGCAGAATTGTACTCGGTCTGGAAAAGTAATAGGATCAAGGATGTTAGCAATATTGAAGATATCTAAAGGTCTATTTTCTATCGGTGTACCAGATAATCCGATAATATGTGGGATTGTTTTTGTCAAACGTTTAATTGTTTGAGTACGATTGGCACTATTGTTTTTAAAAAAATGACATTCGTCACAAATAAGCATTTGTGGATTTAGTTTTTTTAATACTTTTCTCCAGGCATGGATGATATCATAATTGATAATGAAGATATTTCCAACTAGGTTTTTTGTTGGAGTTCGTCCATCAAGTATTCTTACTTTCGGAAAAGGCATCCATTTTAGTATTTCTTGTTTCCAGTTTTCTTTCAGCGATCCTGGGCATATAATTATAACTGGTTTTAGTTCAGGATGTAGTTGTAGATAGGCAATAACTTCAATTGTTTTCCCGAGTCCCATTTCGTCAGCAATGAGAGCTCTGCCGTTGTTAAATTCAAGAAAGTTTACTGCTATCTTTTGAAATGGACGTAGTTCATGT